CTTTCTTTTAATTCAGTTCTTTTGTTTTGTCTTAAAAAGTAAACAGTTTCTAAAAATTATATGGATGGTTTGCCTGCTCCACAAAATTCTATCTGATCTTCAAAGTACCCCTGATTTTTAGTGACCATTTTCTCAATAAACCATTTATTATTTGACAAGCACGCAGCGTCCCTTATGACCCACGCAATTTGAAAATCATATTTTGCAGTGCGATCTTCGGTTAGATCAATATTTGATAAAATATTATACCTAAATAATAGCTTGACCTTATCTTTCACCCTTACCTTTCTGTAAAAAATCCCAGTTGAATTAAAGTAAACCTCACAGCTGTTGAAAATTTCATCTGGAACTTGGCTTGGAGAAATAAAAATATTATCTTTCAGGGTGTATTGTTTAAAAAATTCCTCACCCTCAACCCTGATTAATGTTGTTAAATCTTCAGGATACGCATCCCCTTCAAAAATTTTCCCATTTTCATCTATGCAATTACTATACAGCTCCCTGAAGGCTTGCCAGGTTTCCCAATTTCGCCCCAGCTGAGTAGTAAAACCCAGTTCTTGACCATTCATTAAAATAATATCAAATTCATGATCTCGTATTTTTTCTTTTTGCTTTGTAAATTCTAGCTTTTCTAGTCCTCGATAAATTGTAATAGTCATGCCATTTCTAAGTATTGTCGAGATTGCATATTTTAAGCCAGTTCCAAAATATCCAATTGCGCCGCCGCTTTTAGACGAAACCCCCATCACTGTAATGGCTCTTTTGTCAATCAATCCATTATTTTCAAAATTTACAATATTCACAGCCCAACCCTCCGAGCAACCTCAAGTTTATTTATCATTTCTAAAGCCAGGTCATTATGCCCATTTTTAAGCACCAAAATTGATTTAATTTCTGGTGTAATTAGATCGCCTTTTTCCCATGCTTTGTATTCGCCAGTGATAAACGTGTGATAGTTTGATATGCGCCTCAGCAGCAACCCCAGCAATGGCTTTTTATTAACATAAAATCCATCTAAAAATTCATGACTTGCTGACTGAACGTCTCCAGCTTTAAGATATTTTAAAAGTGTTGGAAATGCGTTTTCTCCCAAATTATAAGCAAAATCTGCTAAAGCTCGACCTTGAGCTAAGGTTTCAGTGTTATATTTATCTTCAAAATGTAATGTTAAACGACTTAAACGCATTTGCAACCATTTAGTTGCTTGCTCTAGAGTGCACACCATATTTTGACCTACAGGTTTGCCATCCGGATTGGTTTCCCCAAATCCAATTGTCCAAACATCAGCAGGGCATTTGTAAGCTCTTAGGCAAAAACCCTCAAAGTGCGCGGTTAAGTCAATTTGACTATCAAATACTTTCATAATTAATATTCCTCAATTTCAAGAACTTCCTTTTAAAATCACATCACCGCACAACAACAACTTTCATCTTCGCTACTGCTCGTTTCTCTTTTAGAAAAAACCGAGGCTATGCGCAAAGTCTGGCAATGTATCTCTTCTTCTAGTTCTCGCAAAGCCGACACATGCGGATTCATCTCACGCAACCGCGTGATACGCTGCCCCACACGTTTCAATGCCTGGTTCATTTGCTCCCGCTCCTGCTCCAGCTCCGGCTCCAGCTCCAGCTCCAGCTCCAGCTCCCGCTCCGGCTCCGGCTCCGGCTCCCGCTCCGGCTCCCGCTCCCGCTCCGGCTCCGGCTCCCGCTCCGGCTCCCGCTCCCGCTCCGGCTCCGGCTCCCGCTCCGGCTCCCGCTCGATGAATTTTGAAAACCCACACGTTTCAATGCCTGGTTCATTAAATTTGATCTCGGGGCAATTTATGAGGCCATGCGGTGTAATCAACAATAGCACCGCGCGAGATGCAAATCGGATTTAAAAAAGGCTCTACTTCGCTAAACTCCCCATTTTTTAAGCAATTATAAAAGCGGCCAGTGTCGGGAATCCATGCCGCATCTTCTAAAAGAATTTCGCGATCACTTATATCTTTTATGCGCCCCACATAATGGAGTGTTACCGTTCTAATAAAATAGCACCCCCCTACTTGCATAAATTCTTTCTGCTCCGCATGTGGCTTATTAAATAAGCTCATAAGCTCTTTAATTTCGCCAAGCGTTAAATTGTCTGTACATTTTGTCATTTTATTTACTCCATTTTTGTTAATAATTTAGTTAATTAGTGAAGGACTTGCCAGGATTTGCCGAGGTTCAGATAATTTAGAACAACTCGTATAGTCACCTGGCATGATAAGTTGAGCTAAACCTATGCGCCTTAGTGCTGACCTTACCTACGACCGCCGATAGCGTCTACCTATTCCGCCAAAGCCCTTCGTGACTGGTTCTGAATACAGAGGTAAGATTCTAACCCTAGTGCAGGATTGCTTCTGATAACTTTCGTTTCCCAGACTCACACTCAAAACCAGTCACCAAAGGCTCTTACTCCCAATGCTTTGGCAAAGAATCCCCTATTATATGCTCAGAAATATGCACACAATGAATGTCGTTTCTAGTTTTTTTTATATACTCTTTCGCAGCCAGAGCTAATTCTTTGGTAGCCCATAACGAAAGAGCATAATTTTCTTCCCCATGTTGTGTTTTTTGAAAATAACAACTTTTAACCATGTACACTCTGTCCACCCCAATCTCCTATTTGTTTAATTAAAAATATAACGGGCACTCGATCTTTAACTTTTTATACGCTTTTAGCACAGTCAGCCTTGAGGGTCTCAATCTATTATTTTTATAATGTTCAAATACACCATAGGGATAATTTCTAATCCAAATTTTTTTCCCTCCTAGACTTGCATAATGCAAACCTTGAGTGTATTTAAATTGATACCCTTCAAGCATTTTGTTAAACTCTGTATCCCACTCTTGGCTATATTTCCCTGACATAAACCAAAAAGTAGGCCTAAAAATAAACTGCAAGTTCTTAACAGATTTATAAATGTTTTGTAAAATCATGCTCCTCATCACACCCTCTTATTTATTTAATTTAATATAAAAAGAACGCTCAAGCCTCACAATAAAACCCTGCTCTATGAGCATGCTAAGCAATACTGCAACATACATTTTGCGCACATGAACTTTGAAAATTTTAAATAATGTTGAGACATCCTCGGGAGTGAAAACCTGGTCAGCTTCAATGTGATCTTTCAAGATATTTTTTAATAGCTGTGTGATTGGTTTTTGCTTTTTCATTATCATTCCTCCCAAAACTTTTTAGCCCACGCCTGAATTTCTTCTGGCGTCATGTAAAGTCGTTTGCCGATTAGTCGGCCTATTTCTGCCAGGCCTTTATAATTTCTTTTGCGCAGGCCTCGGAAGCGTTCAACAGTCATGTCTAGAGACTTAGCCGCACTTGATACATTTAATAAGTGTTGTTGCATTATTTGGCGCTCCAATTTTTTATAAATGATTCTTTGAATTCTTTATCTGCAAAAATATCTTGAAGCATGTCGGCTATACGACCGCTTAAAAGCTCTAAGCTATTCTCGCTCCAAGTGTAAAACTCAACATAGTTGGCTTTACCATTGCTGACTAAATATTCAAATTCTTTTAATCTGCTGCAATACAAGTAAAGCCAATGCTGAATGCTGGATTCAAACTTTCCAACTGTGTAGTTTTTGGTAAACTTGACATCATAGACCGTGTTTCTTTTAATCGCGTCTGTGCGCCCATAAAGCAACAAATCAAACTCACCAATTTTAAGCTCTCGCCTAACTTTTTCCTGCCAAATTGACCCGATAAGCAACTCTCCAAATTCGATAACGCATTCAGATTTTGTCTCGCTATCTCCAAGAGTGTATTTTTCAACCTCATTTTCAAAATCTATACCAGCTTGCATAGCAGGGGTGGGCTCAAATTTAACTTTGTTGAGGGTGTCTAAAAAGTCTTGCTTGGTTTTGGCATCCATTTTTCTGTACCAATACCACGAGCTATAGAGGGATGGCGTTACCAGATATCTCATTTTATTGCCTCAAACTTTTTAAATTCCTGGCTGTACTCCAAGCCAAGGGTTTTAGCTATCTCTTTAAGCTTGCGCTTAGCCTGCAAATGGCTGTCCCAAATAGCGTCAACTTTGTTGAGATGATCTAAAAATTGAGTTGCACTGTCGGCGTCAGTTACGCTCTCAAGCATGCCTGCAATTTCTTTGTTGAGCTCAATGTATTTTTGGTTTTGCTCAGCATCTTCAATTCTGCGCTTTCTTGAGCCTTCGATGATCACGTCTTCAATAAATGTATTGCCCTTTGTGGTTTCGGGAATTTCAATAATATTTGGTAGCCGCATACTATTTTTAGCGTAGAACTTGCCGCAAGGGCTAAATGAGATACTGCGTTTATCTCCGCGCATTTCCATGTATCCCATAAAATCCAGGTCTTTGACTAAGTCTTTACCGGACGATCCTGAAATGTCTGGACGCACAATTTTATCATCGCCGTCTTTCTCTTCTTTTTCATGAGCAACAAATAGCAAGTGCTTACCTTTGGCTTGAAAAGCTCTAATCATTTTTTGAAACTCAACTTTTAAAGCGCCATATGCTTTGAGAGTTAAAGAACCATCGGCTTGGCGGTTTTTAGGGTTTGTTTTAATAAGATAGTCACCGATCCGATCAACCAACTTTCCCACAGTGTCAAAAACTACTGTGTCAAATTGATTCAATTCATCGCTATTAACTAAAGTCAATAAATCATCATAAGATTTTAAAGGCAACGACGGCACTTGAAAGCGTTTTTCAACCCTATGAACGCCGTTATCAGCATCGATCAACACTGGATTTGGCGCAGAGAGTGCGAGCGTTGATTTGCCAACGCCAGGCTGCCCATAGATTAAACCTGCTAAAAACACATTATCTTGTATGTCACACGGATTTTTTAATAAACTCATTTTTGTTTTCCTTTTTTAAACCATTTGTTACAAAGTCTCATATGCCCTTTATATGCCAACTCTGGACTGTTATAGCCAGCCATGTCGATTTCATGACCGGACTCTATTACATAAGGACAGCATTTATGATTTGTTTTTTTAGCTACAAAAACCATCGTTTCATAAAGTCTATCCGATCCAATATTTTCAAATCCATAATTTCCCATTTTATTGTTGTAGTCGTTATCCCACTCTTGGCCAATACCTTCTATTTCTACACCCCTACAGTCGGCAAATATAGCTCTAACTCTACTGTCTGGATAATATTCGCCAACAGTAGAAACTATATAATCACCAACACATGTTGCTAGCTTAAACCTACAATAATCAGCACAACAAAAATGTGCTGCGTGCGGCATCCATATCCAATCACTTTTAGTTTTAAATTTCATATAATTCCTTTCATTGTTTTTGGGGGGGGCACTCTGCCGGAGAATGTGCGCCAACAATAGCAAAGTACCTTCAAAAAAGTGCCATCCGTGGCAAGCTACGTCATGTAGCGTCCTAGTTCTCTCCATGGTTAAACATAGCGCTATCTCCAATATTGCTCTTGTTGCACACCCACGTTTTAATACCATTCGAGATCAAATCTTTAATTTGGATAGCTGCTTGATTCAAATTGTCAGCAATCAGGTCTTTGCGACTCAAGAAGCGATCTTCGGCGGGGTGGTAGTTGAAATAAATTTCATAAGTTTTCATAGCGTGACTCCTACAGCATGCTTTTTTTGATGACAGCACGCTCTAGAGATAAAATCTTTTGACGCCATGCAAGCTGTTCCAAAAAATCCAAATAAGTTAATTGAGAATCCGCAAGCCAGTCCATTATCTGCTTAACGGTCGTCACTGCTTTAATTCTAGGCTTTTTATTTAACATGATTTCTCCTGGTTTGTTTTCTAACTGGTTGTTCAAAACTTGCAAAAAAATCTAAATTCTTTAAAAGGTTTTTACCGCGCTTAATAACTCTAGCGCCTATACTCCGATGCTTTTTAGCGAAGTAGTAAGCTTTGCCATAGCTGTCGAATTCGTAGATTGTCGAATCATCAGGGTTTGAAGTAATGCAAACTTGATACATCAGATGCCCTCTGAAAAACAATTTAAATTCCGCTCATGCTCAGCTTGTCTGCACATGTGATCGAACTCATTCAAGTCTGCATTCAGCTTGCCAGCTTCTTTTAAAGCAGCTCCGTATGAGTCAAAAACTTCGACCTCTTCAACGGTATAGCGTCCGTCTTCTAGAATTACTTGGTATTTGGTCATTGAGCGTCTTGGCGTTGTCGTTGTGGTATGGTTATACTAACAAATGTTAGCTTATTGTGTCAATAACAATTGTTATTTAATTGTTATTTTTTTAATAACATTATGATATTTGACAAAAAATAAATTCAAAGTTAGAGTTGTACGGGCAAACCTATACATTTGTTTGGTATAGCAAAATTATACTTGTACACTCTTGCCGTGTCACCTAACTTATGTTAGCTTACAAAAACTAACAAAAGATATGAAAAAATGATGTTTAGAGATTTTATTGATAAGTCTCCCCGTGGGACAATCCCGAAGCTAGCTAAAGAGATTGGCGTCACGCCAGAAGCGCTGTGGCTAATTTATCACGGCAGGCGCAATCCATCACCTTCGCTGGCTATAAAAATAGAAAAGGCAACTAAAGATCAGGTTTCTCGTTATGACCTTTTGGATAATGCATCTGAAATTTGGGGGCCTAACAATGGCAAGAATTAGAACCATTAAACCAGAGTTTTGGAGAGATGAGGGCCTTTCCCTTGTTAGCTCTGAAGCAGCTTTGTTAGCTATTGGGATTTTAAATCACTCGGATGATGAGGGGTATTTTAATGCAAACCCTAAATTGCTTGAAGCTGATGTATTTCCATTACGTGATCTGTCACGTACTACTACGGTACTCATTCAAGAGCTGTCAGAAATAGGTTATTTAGATTTATTTTTAGGCACCGATGGCAAGCAGTATGGAAAAGTTAAAAACTTTGAGAGACACCAAGTTATCAACAAGCCAAAGCCTAGTCAAATCAAGGATTTAATTGATAAAAAAATCGAGTACGGTAGCATTACGGTAGCAGTACCTCCTGGAAAGGAACAGGGAACAGGGAAAGGAAAGGAACAGGGAAAGGAACAGGGAGGGGGTACTTCGTCAACTTCCGTTGACCAACCCTCGTCAGAAAAATCTCAGAAAAGAAAATCCCAGAATATCCCCTATCAGAAAATTGTGGACTTGTATCACGATCTCTTGCCAGCTATGCCAAGAGTGCTAGTGCTAAACGACAAACGCAAGTCTCACATCAAGAATTGCTGGAATCAGCCCGAGCATGAGCTCGTGAAACCCCAAGACCTGGCGTGGTGGAAAGAATACTTCGAGTATGCAGCCACAGTCCCATTTTTGAGGGGCGACAATCAGCGGGGCTGGAAAGCAGATTTTGAATTTTTAACAACGTTCAACAACTTGGTCAAGGTGGCTGAGGGGAAGTATCAGGGGGCAAATTAAGTGTATCAATCAGCAAAAAAAACAACTGCGAAAGCATGGCGTCCA